CGCGCTCGCGGTGTCCGTTGTGCCACCGACCGTCGCGATGCACCGATACTCGCGCGCGCTCGCGATGGCGCACTTCGTCGATCCAGGGTTCCCCAGCGCGGCCGGGTAGCCGTCCGGGTCCTCGGAGCCCGACGTGCGCGTCCACTGCGTCGCGTCCCACTGGTAGCCCGCCTCGATGCAGATGACCTGGACGGTAGCCGCTCCGTGCTGGATGGTGCGCGTGAAGTGGCCTGCGTCGTGATACCAGTGGCCGAACGGCCCCTCCTGCAGCGACGGGTGCGCGGGCACAACCTCCCAGTCCGTATCTGGCAGCGTGAATGTTCCGTAGGATGAGATCGTTCCGCTGGTGAGTTGCGTGGTCGCCATCAGCTACCGCACCCAACACACTCCGACCACCGGAACGCGCAGCGCGGATCGAGGCACTCGTAGAGTTTCTCGCCAACTGGCTTGATGCCGACTCCCCGAACACCGTGGCAGCGCGGACAGATGCCGCCAGATACGATCATTGGTGGCACCGCTTGCGCTCTACTGGCCTCGCGCCGCTTCTGGCACTCTGCACACTCAGCCATTGCGTACTCCCGTCTGAGCGGCGTATAGTGCCGCGTGGAGGTGAGGAGAGATGAGTATCGACTGGAAGCGACTGCCATTCTGGTTCTGGTTCATCGTCGCGCTCGTGGTCATCATCGGTTACAAGGCCGTCACTGGCGAGTGGTAGGTCACGCGCCATTCACAGTCTCTATCAGTACCTGTCGCACCTCTGCTCTGGCGGCTGGGTCGCGCGCGATCTCCTCTGCGGTCCAGCCGTCGGGCGCAACGATCTTCAGCGTGATCGCAGTCTCCATTGGCATCCCGTTTGGTCCAGCCTCGCCCGGCGCGACAGCAGCGAGTTCTGGCGTGACCTCCGAGCCGAATAGCAGGTCTTTCGCTCCAGCAGCAGCGGTGCCCATCCTGCCATAGACCTCGCCCCACCGGCCATGCGCCATCGCGCCAAAGTAGTCCTTGAAACCCAGCGAGCCGCGCATCGCATCAATGCCGGTCATCTGGCCGCTCTGGATCGCCTTAGTCGTGTCTCTATAGCCAGACGTTGCTCCGCTTGCTGCGTCCATGATCGCATTGACCGCGAGGAACGTGCCTGCCGCGACGCCTGCGCCGCCCATAGCACCGGCGGACGCACCGCCCATGTTGCGGAGTCCTTGCCCAGCGCGCCGGAACGTTGGGAAGTTGCCCTGCGTCGCTGAGCGCCACGGCCTGCCATTGACTGTGCCTCCGGTAGCACCAGGGACAGTCCCGGCATACGCAGGCCCTCCGAACCGCGTATTCCAGTACGCCTCTTGATACATGCGCTGAGGCGTCTTGTTCACCGCTTGACTCATCGACGCGCCCATGGCAGCAGTACTGGCGAGGCCGGAACGCGCCGCAGCAGTGCCACCGCTGGCTCCGAGAGCCGCGACCGCTGGGACCATGCTGCCGCCAGTGGCTGCCCTGCCCGCACTGCCTGCGATGCCCATGCCAGCGAATGTCGCGCCAATGCCCCTTATTGCAACGATGCCCTTCGCTGCCCCGGCTACGACCAGTAATGCGGCACCAAGCTTGGCAACGTTCTCGATAAGCCCTGGGTGAGCCTCGTTGAACTCGCGGAACGCATCGAGTGCCGCCGTCATCGGTTCTTCGATGTCGCGCAGAACAGGCAGAAGTTCCTCTGTCACAACTACCGAGAACTGAAGGAGCTGCTCTTTCATGTCGCTCCAGCGGTCGCCGAACTCCTCAGCGGCTGCAGCAGTCTCTTCGGACATCACCAGCCCGAGTTTCTCTGCGCGCTCCGTGAGTTCTTCGATGGACCCGGAGCCTTCCTGTATGAATGGCAGCATCTGCGCCCCGGACCGCCCAAATACAGCCATAGCTAGCGCGGTGCGCTCGGTCTGGTTTGTGGTGCGTTTCATACCGTCCGCGACTTCGAGGAGCACTTCGCCAACTGGGCGTAGCTCGCCGTCCGCGTCCGTCACCGAGATGCCTAGAGCGTCAAACGCCTCCTTCGACTCCTTCATGCCCTTGGATGCGTTGTCCATGTTGCGAGCTAGGAACCGAAGCCCATTGGTGAGTTCAGCGAACGCAACGTCCTGCTGTCCTGCCGCGTAGCGCAGCTTGGAGAGTTCCTCGACAGCGATGCCTGTCCGCTTTGATGCCTTCGCGATCTCGTCACCGAGTTGCGCGCCAGCGAGTGCGGCCTTCGTGAGCATGGCAGTGATTGCACCGCCAGCCAGCGCAGCCTTCGTTGATACTTGGTCTAGGTTCTGACTGATTGACTGCAGGGTGCCATTAGCGCCTTGGTCTTTGGCTCCCACCAAGATGTCGAGTCTGACCTCGCCCATTGCGCGCCTCCATCATCTGCGCGAGCCGCTTGCCCTCCGCGTAACCGACCCATCGCGCTCGCTCGGTCGGTGTCAGTGCTCGCCACTCACTCGGCGCCAGGCCAGTCAACTCGCACGCGTACGGCCCTGCCACGTCCTCTGTGATCTCCACTCCATCGCCGCTCAGTGTCTCCACCGCCTGCGTGTATGGAGGCGACACCTTCGACACCCCGCCGAACGAACGACGCGGCCCGAACATCAGATAGGCTCTGTGTCGGGCCTGCTCGCGTTTCCCGAGAGTTCCGCTCGCTTGACGAGCGCGGCGCAGACCGCCTCCACCTTCACCGAGATCGGCACCTCGCGCGCCACCTCATCCGAGAACGCGACCGGGAGGCCGGATGCGTCATTGACGCCAGACCATCCGCGGATCGCTTCCATGAAGTACGCATCGAACGCCCGGCACTGCGCGCCGGTCAGTCGCTCTGTGTCCACAGAGCCAGTCTCCATCGCAACGAGAGCCAGCAGATCCGCTCCGGTCACAGGCTCGCCGAACGTCCACTCCGCGCCACATGCCTCCACAGTGATCGGTCCATAGAGCGTGATCGCCATGCTGCCTCCTACGAGAACGTCACGCGGTTGTACATGGTGCCGGAGCCAGGCTCGAACGAGTGGCCGAACGAGACCATGCCCTCGGCTTCCAGCGGGATGTTCAGTTCGCTCGGCACCCAGTTCGTCAGCGTGATGGTCGAGTTCTCAGCCGTCACACCATTCGCGCAGGTGATCGTGATGTTGCCCGCAGTCCAGGTATCTCCGTCCATGGTGTCCATCTGCCACTCGTCCGTCGTCTCGACCGTCAGGCTCGGGTTGACCGTCGTGATGATGTACGAGGTCGGGATGGTCTTCGACGCGGCGCTCTTCCCATCCATGGTGTTGACCATCTCGGTGCCGAGATCGCAGCTCAGCGAGAACGAGAGAACGCCATACGTGCCCGTGCCCTGCGCGACTGTGATGTCGTTGATCGTGTGGCCGATCACCGAGTTGTAGACAGGCACGTCAGTGCCGGCCGCTTGCTCGGTGGCGGTCGTGAACTTGGCCTGTAGCTGCACCTCTAGCTGACTGGACGCGCCGCCGCTACAGGTGATCGTCGCGCTGCTCGGCTGACCGCCCGAGAGGACGTACTCGAGACCATTCGACCCATCATCGACCTCGACCAGGAAGTCCGGGAACGAGGCCACCTGAACACCAGCAGTGGTCGGGAACCAGAGCGCGAGGTCCGTGTTGGAGACACCGACGCAGGTCATGTCGAGCGTGATCTCGTCAGTGCCCTTGCGGACCTGTAGTTGCCCGCCAATGCCTGCGTTGCGGATGTTGTTGGCGCTGCGCGTGATCGTCGCGCTGGAGACCTTCCGGCAGAACGCGGCAGGTGTGCCCGTCGCGATCTTCGAGAGGCCGGACACCATGCCGTTGTACACGTTAGCCATCGCTCTTCACCTCGCTCGGCTTGGCCTTCGCCTGCTCTGGCCTCACCATCAGCCTGCGTCCGTCGCGCTCGATGAACACGCGGCCATGCCGCTTCGCAATCTCCTCGCGTGACTCCGGTGGCCTCATCGGACCGAGCGGAGCCTGTATCTGTTCCTTCATCGGTATCACCTCACCCAGTCCAGCAGTGGACGTCGGAGTCAATGGCGATGGCCCAAGAGTCCAGCCACCGCGCCTGTTGGATAGCCTGTGTCTCTGGCGTGCCGCCGCCATAGTCGAGGCCGACGAAGACGTGGTTCCACACTTTCGCAGTCTCGCCGGATGCGGCGGTCAGCGTGATGTCGGTACGCGCAGAGGTTGTGCGGTTGATCGTCCCTGCGCGCCGGTATGGATCTGCGAACAGCGCGGCCAGGAGCTCCTTCGCGTAACGCTCCTTCGCCTCGCTGATGTTGTCTTCGAGCGTGATAGCCGTGGCCGTGTGCGTCTGGTCTCTGCGGCGCGCGTGGACAACGCGGATACGCTCAACCGTGTCCACCATGCCGTCGAGACCCGCGCCGCCCTGCGTGACCGAGACGCCCTTCACGTAGATCGCCGGCATCAACGCGGAGAACGAGTCCACGTCGTAGACCATGTGCGATAGGTCGCCATGGTCGATGATCTTGCATGGCGTCTCGGTGGCCGACGCACTCGTAGTGAGCCAGTCAATCGGCAGGTGCTGCTTCAGTGCGCCGATGATGCCCTCGACGATTGCGGAGGTATGGCTGAATGATATCGCCACTAGCCAACACCACCGCTCAGCGTCAGCCGCGTATGGTAGCCATGCTGCGCGACCGACGTGACCTCGAACTCGCGGTAGCTAGACCAGTCATCGCGCTGCACCTCGCACCGCCAGCCAGGCCGCACCTCCTGTGTCGTTCGCAGTCGGCACACCCAACCGGAGTCACTGAGTAGCCCGACCGCTGAGGCGTACTTCTGAGCCGAGACCGGAACCACTCGGCACCGCACCGCAGTCTGCTCGGTCTCGGTGTAGACGCGGCGGTAGTCACTGGCAGCAGCCAGAGCCGGCAGGAGTAGCTTGATGTTCGCGTTAGAGACCAAGCGCCAACACCGCCTCCGCGATCTCCTCGCACTTCGCCTCGATGTCGCCATAGACCGCAGGCCGCATCTGTTCCCATGCCGAGTGCGGTCGCCCGTGCAGGAAGTGGTCCATGCCATCGTCGTGTGCGAAGTCCTCGCGTTCGTGCTGCACCTCGGCGTATGCCGCCGCCATTCCGCCGAACATGATCTGTGCCCGCAGTTCTCCGACCAGTGATACGTCTGTGGTGGAGGACCGGCGGAGCGTGCCCTGGTCAATCGGAGCGCGTTTGACCGCCTCTGCCTCTACGGCCATGGCTCGCTGCGTCACGAACTGCTGTAGGTCACGCATGAGCGTTGGCGGTAGGTTGCCCGCGTTGTCGAGCACGCGGCGGAGTCTATCCATGCCGCGCACTTCCACGTTAGCCATCAGCGGATCGCCGTCCGAAACTTGCGGATGATGTATGGCCGGATACGCTCCCACGCGGACGGTGCGATGTGCGCTGGCCGTCCGTCACTGGTGTTGCCCCGGTAGGTGTAGGACTGCCCATCCATGGACCAACTCTGGATGCCGAGGCCCTGGAGTTGGCCGTGGTTGACGATACCGTCATCGCCGCTCTGGCCTGTGCCGAGACCGCCAGTGCCCGAGCTGATGCCGCCTGGCCCTGCGACACCGAGCAGCCACGCGGCCTGCTCACAGACTGCCTCCTCGACTGCGGTCGGGATCATGAGATCGCCGTCGAGGTCGGTGTCTGACGTGCGCGGGAAGTGGAGCGCCTGCGGCGTGCTCTCGTCGTATGGCCGGCCAGAGAAGTAGGCGCGGGCGGGACTCTCGCCATACGGCGTCGGCCCGCCCAGCGCCTCGATCTCTTTCGTGGCCTGGCGGAGTGCTAGCTCACGAGTCGCAGCCAGCACAGTAGTCCATGCGGTAGACCGGAGCGTGTTCGCGAAGTAGGCGTCGGCGTCCGCGGCGCTAATGTAGCTATCGTCGCTCGCGCCGCCAGGTGTGACCGTCAGAGTCATGCCGCACCTCCCTACTCAGCAGACAACGCTTGGTCGATCTCCCACTTCTGCAGTGCCGCGACAAGCTGCGCCTTCGGTGTGCCGTATGCGAGACCGAGTTGCAGATCCTTTGCGATCTCGCGGAGGTCCCGCACCGAGTAGGTCTCCCAGTCCGTGACACCGACAGGCAGCGGCTCTGGATCGTCCTCGATGCTGGCCGGGTCGAAACGTTCGTCCGGCGCAGGCGTATTGATCCGCAGGTACCGCGCTTTGCCTCGCTTGACCGCTACCGGAATGGCGGAAGGCGCGAGATACGCGCGATACCACTTGCCGTCGCTAGGCCCACCGCGTATGCGGAGCCAGCAGTTCGGTTCTCGCTCAGCACCATTCATGCGTCATTGCCTCCTAGTTAGTTGCCGAGGCCCGTGCCCACCGCGTAGTGGATCACAAGCAGCGCGCCGCCCAGGTCCTGGCCGGTGCCAGCCTCTGTCCACGAGAACGTGAGGCACTCGCCGGCACCGACTTCCAGGTTTGCCTGCGTGGACGAGAGCGTCAGCGCCCAGGGCTTGTCGGCAGTGATGTCGTTGGTCGTCGCAACGTTGGTGCTGCGCGTCGCAACCACGTCGGTCCCGGTAGCCGCGGTGCCCTTGTTGGTTAGCGTCGCAGTGCCGTAGTTCGCCGTGTGGCCCGTGACGCCCGTGATGTCTACGAGATCCACAGCCACGATCCTGCACGCAGTCTCCGCGACGAAGACCGGCAACTCCGTGGAGTTGGAGCCGGTCATCGCACCGAGATAGGTGCAGGAACTCAACGGCATGATGTCAAGTCCCATGTCAACCCTCCTACTTCATCGCTGTCGGTGCCCACTCGATGATGATCGAGGCGTTCGTCAGGTCAGCGCCTGTGCCGGCCTCGACCCACGTCGCGGAGAGCACCTCGCCGCGATTGACGATCTTGTTCGCGGCGGTGCTTGTCAGAGTCAATGTGCGCTCGACAAGTGCCGTCACGGCCACTGTCTTGGTTGTGTCGGACGTGAGCACCGTGGTGCCCGAGGCGTCCGTCAGCTCGTTCGTGATCGTCAGCGTGCCGTAGTTCTGGGTGTGAGCCGCAATGGTAGCGCCATTGAGCAGCTTGATCGAGATCAACTCGCACTTGCAGGGCGCGACCCACAGAGGCACGACAGACGACGCACTGCCCTGGTGTGAGCCGATGAACAGCGTGTCGCGGTTGTACGTGAGGCCGAGGTTCTGGTAGTTCGCCATACTGTCCACCTCCTCACTAGGCGTCGCTGATGATGTACATGCCCATGGTGCCGTCGATCTCCGCGACACCGTAGCGAGCGACAGTCAGGACCTCATCGCCGCGCAGGCTCTGGTCGTGCTCCACAGTCGTGGTCGGCATCGTGACCCACACGCCACCGATCGCCTCGGTCGAGATGATCGCGCCGCCGCGATCCGCTCCCGCGTTGGCGGTCGGGACGTTGGTCGAGACGAACCAGTCCACGCCGTAGAACTTCCCAACGTGGTAGGTGCCGTACATCTCCTCGGCGTAGCTGCCAGACGCGGCCGCAGAGGCCCACGGGCCATTCGCCTCTGTCACGAGGTCATACCACTGCTGCGGGTGCAGGAAGCCGGCCCACGGCTTGGGCATGTTGGCCTTCTCGCAGAGGTCAACCACGTAGAGGATGTGCGCGTTGGTGAGGTCCACGCCGGTGTTCGTGACGCCGCTGTCGAGGTTGTCGAACAGCGCCATGATGTCGGTGTCGACCTTGGTCATGATCGCCCGGACGTGGTTGCGAGCGACGTCCTGCGCGAACGCGGCCTTGCCGTTCGGGTCCTGGATCGCCTTCCACGCCATGTCCGTCACAACCGACTGGACACCGTGCTCAGTCGCGGTGATGGTCGTGGCGCTCGGGTCGAGAGCCTGGGTCGTGGCGTAGTCATCGCCCTCGGTGAGGTTCGCCGCGGTCAGGGTTCCGTACTTCGGGAACGTGGCAGCGACAGCCTGGGTCGCCGTGAGGTCGCGCCACTTGATCCACTTGCTAGCAGGAGCGCCAGGAAAGAACAGATGCTCCGCGATCTGGTCGTCAGCCGCTTTGCCGATCGCTGCCGAGATAAACTCGGAGAGCGTGGTGGTGGTATCCGCCGACATTGTGTGTCAACTCCAATCGGGTTACGTACCCGACCGCGACCTGGCCTTGGCACGAGCGATCCATGTGCTCATGCCGGCACCGTTGATGTTCTCAATGCTGGCAGGTGTCGCAGCCGGCTCGGGTTGCGCTCCGGCATTGCTCGGCCCTGATACGGGCGGCTTCCGGCGCGCCACGAACTGCGCGGCCAGGTCAGCCCCGAGGGTCTCCGTGAGTCGCTCTTCTGGCTGCTGCAGGAGGGTCGCCAACTGGGCGCGCACGTCGTCGGCCTGTCGGGCGCGCATCTCATCGACGCTCGCGCGAATGGCCTCCTCGGTGTCGCCAGTGATGCGTTCGCGGTAGGTCGGCAGGAGGTCCGTCGCGTCCATCGCGATGATCGTCGCGCGAAGTGCGTTGGTCTCTGCCGCGATCCGCGCCTGCTCTGCAGCGTCAGCGCGAGCAGCGGCCTCCTGGGCCGCCTTCTCCGCTCGCTCTAGCGCGCTCATCTCGGCTTCCTCGCGGGCTTTGCGGTCCGCTTCTAGTGCCTCTAGGCGCTTCTGCGCCTCCTCGTTTGCGAGCCGCAGTTTCGCGGCTTCTGCCTCTGCGCGGCCAAGGCGGGAACGCAACTTGTGTACGTCCACTGCGTCGGGCGCGTCATCTGTCGTCGCGGGTGCGGGCGTCGTCTCCTCAGCCGGCTCCGGCGTCACTGCGTCTTCTGGCATTGCGTGTGTCCTCTCGTCCGACGGGAGGCGGCGGATGCGGCCTGCCGTACAAACAGAAAGCGGGCCTACCATGTCACTGGTATGGCCCGCCTGGGTTACGTGCGCCCTTGTGAGGCTCTCTATGAGGTTGTGCGGTGCAACTCTAGTCTATCACACGCTATTCTCCGGCCTCCGGTTCCATCACCGCGAGGACGCGGTGCCCGTCGGTCGAGAGTTCGAGCCACGCCTTGCAGGTGCGACACCGGATGCGCGCCTCGCCCCGGAGGTCCATCTGGCGTGCGCCACATGCTGGGCAATGCACGGCGCGTTTAGCCCGCGGTGCTGGCTGTTGTGTCGGCAACCTCGATGCCCTCCTCGCGCATGATGTCGGACAGGCGCAGATAGTGCTCCTCGCGGTGGTAGGACTCTGCCGCCGGCTGACAGACGATGTGGACGCCCAGTTGCCGGCATCGCCAGCAGAACGCCACGTCCTCGCCCAGCCTGCCGCACATGCCATACGAGTTGTCGAATGGCTTCTCGCCCAACTCCGCGTCGATGCGTTCGAAGACGGTCCGGTGGACCAGCAGACAGCCGCCGCCGCATGCCTCCACGATGAATGGCTGGCCTGGCTCGATGGCGCCCGTGCGTAGCATGTTCAGATAGTTCACCGGGCAGATCCCGCCCTGCTTCTCTGGATCGACGCTCCATGCGTAGAGCTGCGGGTAGCGCGGCTCGCTGGAGTCCTGATACCATGCGCGCCGCTTGAAGTACAGGCCGGTCACGACCGGGTTCGGCGGCGCGGCCTTCGTCATCGTCTTGCCCTCGTACATCGTCAGGATGAGCCGGTGCAGGAGGCTGGCCTCCACGTAGTGGTCGCAGTCGAGGAACAGTGTCCACTCGCCCTCGGACGCATCCACGATCTCGTTCCGCGCGAGTGCATGATCTGTCGCGCCGGGCACGGCCAGCTTTACGTCTGCGCCCGGTGGCAGCATGTGCTGCCGGCAGTATGCCTCCATCTGGCGGAGTGACAGCATGAACGCGGTCGGCACCTCCGGGATGCCGGCCATGATACCGATGGTCCCGATGATCTGTTCGTCAGCCAACCTGCGCCCTCGCAATCGCTATCGGTAGCGGCTCTCCGGAGTCGAGGTCGTAGACGAGATCCACGCCCGGCAGGTCGCACCGGTCCACGTTGACCCAGCCGTCCATCGGTTGGAGTCCGCATCCGAGGTTCAGCCTCACTCAATCTCCTCCCATCGCTACTTCCTTCATCGTCACTCCGAGCCGTTTCTCTCTCAGCGCGCGCACCTCGTCTATCGGCACAGAGTCCGTCAACTTCGCCGCGTCCTTGCGATACTTGCCAACGTCCGCGATGACCGGCACCTCGGTATGGATACAGTTCGGGTGCTTGTAGCCGTTGGACATGGCGGCGGAGAGCGTAGTCAGGCCCGGTGTGTTGCCGTGCAGGCTCAGCTTCTCGCCCTCGTATTGCACACATGGCGAGCCCGGGCACACGCTCGTGCCGACCACCTCGACCACATCGAGGCCCGCCTCGTGCATCCGAGTCCACTTACCGAGGTCCGACGCCTCCCGCGTCGTGGTGCGCGCCAGCATGTCGGTATAGCGCTTCATGTCCCAGCGGCGCCCCAGCTTGTCCACGAACTCGGTGCCCGCGTTGTGCCGATACCAGTTGACCATGGCGCCTGGATCGTTCGCCATACCAACCTTGCTCAGGTGCGTCTGGAGTCCCTCTCGCATCCGGCCCGAGACCAGGCCCTCCTCCTGCAACTTGTCGAGGATGCGGAGCGGAGTCATACCGCCGGCTTCGAGTTCCTGGATGCGGCTACCGATCTTCGCGCCATAGACCTCGTTGAGTTGCTGGGCGATGCGCTTGCTGAACTGCGCCGCCGTGTCGCCCATGGCGTATGCCTCGCGGACCTGTGCGAGCTGCGCCGTGCGGAAGATGTCGTCCACGTCACGCGCCACGCCGTTGAGTGCGTAGTTGGCCCGCGTCACGAACGACCGCACCGTGTGCTCGATAGCCTCGCCGTGTAGCTTGGTCATGCCCAGGTCCATCGGAGTGACCTGGCCTGGATGCGCGCCCCATGGCCGCGAGAGACCGCCAGGCCCCATGCCATCGGTGCGCTTGCTGATAGCCTCGACTGCCTCCCAGTGCGTCTTGCCCTCGCCGATGAGCGTCAGATACTCCTCGCGATAGACCCGCTGCATCAGCCAGCCGTCCACGTTGTCGAGGCCGTTGGCGTAGAGCGTTGGCAGGTAGGCGCGCGCCCAGGACTCGTTGGCCGCGCTAAGCCGCATGAGTTCGCGTCGCACCTGCGCCTGCTGTTGCTGGAGGAACGCCTTGCGCCAGTCGGTGATCTTGCCGTCCGAGAGGATCGCCCGGATGCGCGCGTCCGCTGCCTCGTACGTCGAGGACAGTTGCGCTGCCATCGCCTGCTGATGCTCTGGCGTGATGACTACCGGGAATATGCGGCGCTGCGCCATTGTGCTCCTAGGTCACTAGGCTCCGAACGTCGGCATAGTCTCGCCCTCGTCGCCACCGAATGGGAACACCGTCCCGAACCCGGTTGCGGCCTGCTGTGGTTGCTCGGCCTGGATCACCGCCAGTTTCGCGGTCGCCTCTTCAACGCCCACACCATCAAGCAGCGCGATCGCATCCACGCGGCTCTGTGTGCCGTCCGCGATACGTGCGCTCTGCTCCTCGATCTCCTCCATGCGGTCATTCGGCAGGCCGTCCGACCAGATGAGCGTGATGTCCGCCGGCTCCACGGCGTCGAACGCAGCGCCGCCCTCGCCCAGGTAGGAGAGGTCCCGGCCCTGCGCGACCGCGAGTTTGGTAGCGATCGACAGGATGCGCCGGATCGGCCCGTCCCACTGCGCTTGCATGTCCTGCGCGCTGGCCTGCGTCCTGTGCTGACTCATCCGGATCGCTTTGCCGCTGACTGGCCCGCCTGTCTCCGGTGGCTCCACCGCGTGCGGGTCGATGCCGGCGTTGCGAGCCATTGAGTGGCGCAGGTCCGCGCGCTCAGCCTCTACAGCTTGCGTGTCCTGGTTCCATGTGATCACCTCGATGCGCGAGTCGTCACCGACGCGCACCACATACTGCAGATCGTCCATGGAGATGTCGCCGTACTCGTCGAGCAGATCCGGTCCCTGGACGATCGGTTTGACTGTTTTGCGTAGAAGGTCGCGCGTGCCCGAGAGGTTGTCATTCAACGCGGCCTGGAGCGTGATGAGGCCGTCGAACTCGCTGATGCCCCACGCATCGCCCCATGGCTGGCCCTCCTCGCTCTGCCGGTTCGGGACGTGGACCACGAGCAGATCATCCACGCCGGTCTCGTACTCAGGCGTCAAGCCGGCGAGCGTATCGACCGCGGTGAGCTTGACCTCGTCGGCCTTCACGTCGTAGAGGAACCCGAACGTCGGGTCGCCCTTCAGCCGCCAGACGCGGTTGGTGATCCAGCCGTATCCGTCGCGTGTCTCGTGCCGCTCGATCCACAGGTATGGTCTGGCGCGGTCATCGTAGACCACCTGGCCCACGTCGATGGCGACGATCCGCGTCGCATCCAGAGGATGCCACTCGGGATGCACGAGGCTCGGCTCGATGGACGTGATCCGCACCTCTCCGGTGTCCGCGTCGTAGTACGCCTTCAAGAACGAGTCGCCCCGGTAGCCTGCGCCCGTCGCGGCAATGCGGAGCCGGTGCCCGAGGTCGCAGTGCGCGTAGAGGTACTCGAGGTATGCCTGCGCCGCGCCCTGCTCCTCACTCAGCGAGATGTGCACGCCCTCGCGGAACGCACGCCCGACCTTGATGTCGAGGAGGTCGGCCAGGAAGTTGTCAACGATGTATATCTCGGTGCGCTCCAGAGGCGCGTCTAGTGGCTCCGCGTGCTGGCCGCGGTAGAGCATGTGACCGAGGCGCGCATACTCAAGCCGTGCGCGCGACTCCAGCGGAGGCCATGCCTGGTATGGCTCCTCTGCGAGGTAGTCTGCTAGCGAGTGGACGCGCTCAAGCGCTCGCGCCATGAGTGTCGGCACGTTCAGGCTCATCGGTTGGCCTCCTGCGTCGCTCGGATCGCGTCCGCCACGCCACGAGCGGGCGCGGTGTCGCCAGTGCCATTATCGCATACCGTAGTGCGTCCACCGCGTGGTCGTTCGCCTTGACTGGCTCGTCTGCCACCGTGGTGCCGTCCGACCGCTGTCGCCATGTGTAGCTGCGCAGTTCTCCGATCAAGTGCGGGCACTCCGGCGAGATGCGGATCCGGTCAGACGAGAACCGCGCCGCAACCGACTGGATGCCTGGCAGCACGCGGTTGTTCGCCTGCGTCGCGCGAACTCCGGCCCTGCGGAACAGGTCGATGTTCTCCGGCGCCGATGGGTCGCACTCCCACGAGACCACGTTGTATCGCCGCTGCAGATCCAGCGCCTCTCTCGCCCAGAACTCCGACACCGGCTGGTGCGACTCCACGAGTTCGCGGATCACCCACGCGCAGTCGTATTCGTCGATGCCCACAACCACGATCGCGCCAGGGTTCTCCCAGCCCCAGTCCACGCCTGCATGGACAGAGGTGAACAGCGTGTCGCGCGTCGGGTTGGCGACGTGGATCTCCTGGTCGAAGGCGTAGACCAGGCCCTGCCACGCGACGAACTCGCCCAGGACCTCCTGACGCCAGAGGTCGCTGCCCTCGCCATACTCGCGGCGCACGCGGTCGATCACGTCCGGCGTTACCGAGGGATTGTCCATCAGCGAGGACCGGATGACCTCGGTCTCGTCCGACGGCACCAGTCGCTCGGCAGTCCAGTGCGCGGCGCCCTTCGGCGTGTAGCCACCGCGGATCATGTGCGGATAGCCCGGCTGGCGCAGCCGGTTCTGCAGGTAGTCCCACGCCCGCGCCTTCCATAGGCCGAGTTCGTCTGCCACTGCCCACGCGAGATCCAGCCCGAGGATCATCTCAGGGTCTTGCACCGACCGCAGGAAGACCACGCTACCATTCGGCCAAGTGACCACGTTGTCTGCCTTGTGCCACGTCACGCGCTCGTGCAGGCCGGACTGTGTGAGCAGCGCGGTGAAGTGCGGAGAGAACGCCTGCCGGAGCTGCGGGTAGTTCGGCGCGAGGAAGGCGCCTCGCGATCCTGGGTAGGTCTCGGCCAACGCAGCCACTGTGACCGCCTCAACGAACGTCTTGCCGCACCCGCCGCCGCCCTGTAGCACGGCAGTCGGCTTGGCTGATGTGAGCAGCCGGTGTTGCGCGTCACCGAGTTCAATCGTTAGCGGCATCGGGCACCTTCGTGATGACGATGAGCGGCCCGCCACCCGCGCCGGTCACCTCGGCTCGCACCGAGTCCTTCCGGCCATAGTCCTGCGGGCAGGTGCGTTCGAGCAGCCACGCGTACCGCTGCCAGCCGCGCTCGCTCTGGCGGATCGCGTTTAGCCAGATGGTCTCGCGCTCGCTGATTGCGGCTTTTACACGACGCGAAAACTCTGCGTCCTCGCGCCATGTGCGGACGGTGGACTCGGGCACGCCGCAGGCCAAGCACGCCTTGTCAAACGTCAGCCCGACACGGATCGCGGCCAGGACCTGCGTCTCGATCTCCGCGCGGTCAGCGCGCGGCGGACG